CTATTAGTATTCGTGGCAGCAAGTGGCGCGTTAAGTCTGCTGGTGAGGAATCCCCCATCCTTAATGATGAGGATGAGCCGATCCCAAGTGTGGAAGTAGTGCTGGTCAAGGCCAACAAGGGTGTGTCCAAGCTGTACTATAAAGGCAAGTACAGTGAAGGCGATGACGAGCCACCTACTTGCATGAGTGTGGATGGTGTTGTGCCTGACCCTAGCTCCGTTGAGAAGCAGAGCAAAGAGTGTGCCACCTGTAAGTGGAATCAGTGGGGCAGTCGTATCACCGAGTCTGGTAAAAAGGCCAAGGTGTGTAGTGACTCCCGGCGTGTAGCTGTGCAACTGCTGACACCCCCTCCCGCTGGCATTGATGAGACTGAGCCAATGTTGCTCCGTATCCCTGCTGCGAGTCTCGCGGACTTGGCCAGCTATGGTAACAAGATGGCGCAAAAGAACTTTGCGTATAACAAACTTGTTACCCGGTTGGGGTTTGATGTTGATGCCAGCTTTCCGAAGCTGACCTTCCGCCCGGTGCGTCCATTGAACGAAGATGAACTGGCCGAGGTGGTGCGTATCTATAACACAGATACACTCACCAACATCTTAAGTATGCATCCCGAAGCTCCGGCGAATCCCGTAGTGGAGGAGACTAGTGGCGGCGCAGATGACAAACCACAAGATGTAGTGTCGGACGAGTTTGAAATGGAAGAAGAAACTCCACCCCCTGCTAAGGAGACTAAGCCGGCTAAGAAGAAAGCCACTAAGAAAGCCCCGAAGAAGGAAGCGAAGAAGCCTGATCCCGAGGCTGAACCTGCTGCATCCAACATGGATGACGAGCTGGATAGCATCATCGGTGATCTGGAATCACTTAGCTAAAAGTGGTAGGCTGTAAGTCTGGTGGGGGGTAGCTCCCCCCGCCCCTTTCTAAGGAGTAACACCTGTGGACACAAGAACATTCCTAAGCCGAGTAGTCCCTAATGATGGGGTATATTTTGTAGCAAGCACATACATTAAGTCAGACGGAACGAAAGGAATACGACACACAATATTAAATGACGATACCCGCCTAGAAGCTACAATCACACAACTCGCAAAGCAATCGAAAGACATCTACATTGCTGTTGGTTCATTCAAGAAAGACACCAAGCGTAATAGAAACAATGCCAAGTCCAAGAAAGCGATGTACCTCGATCTGGACTGTGGGCCGAACAAAGAATTTCCTGACAAGCAGAGCGCACTGATAGAACTCAAGCGGTTTCTGCATGAGTCTGGTATGCCAGCTCCGTCAATAGTTGTGGACTCTGGTAATGGCATTCATGTGTACTGGACGTTGGAGACTTCCATCCTCGCGGTACAGTGGATTCAACTGGCCAAGGGACTAAAGAAACTATGCGTTGACAATTCATTCGATGCTGACCCGACTGTTACTGCTGACTCAGTACGCATCCTTAGGGTGCCGGGGACGTACAACTACAAAGACCCTACCAAGCCGAAAGAATGTAAAGTCATAATTGACCGGCCTGATGTAACACTTGAATCCCTGCAAGCTGCATTACTGGATGGGCAGAATCCCACCATGACAGTAGTTGGCAATACTGGTGGCGCGTTACCGGATAACTCCGACCTTGCTGGGGGGATGGAGAAGAAATATAAAAAGCCACTCGCGTCAGTCGCATGTGATAAATGCCTGACCATGAAACATGCTGTAACTACTGGTGGTGAAAAAGATAGTCAACCATTATGGGCATTGATCCTGCAAGAGCTTGCGTTCTGTGAAGATGGCCGGGCGTATATACATAAGGTTAGTGACCAACACCCTGCCTATGATAAAGACGCTACCGAAACAAAGTATGAAGAAAAACTACTGAATGTAGTCAACGAAAGTATCTCAGGCCCACCCGCATGTAAGACTATCAGTATGGAACTTGGCTCTCAGTGCCATCAGTGTCCGTACTACGGGCACATAACAAATCCATTACTCACTAGGTTATTCAAACTCCCAGGTGCGTTACCCAATAACTACCGGATGGTGAGCACCGGGATGGAAGTATTGCAGGACGTTGAGACTGATGAAGGGATAGGGCAGGTATGGGCGCAGCTAACCCCATACCGTATTTTTGATGCTACACTTAATGTACCCCCCAATGAACAGGCATATTATTTCAGATTCAAGTATGCTATTGGTCAGTCAGATGAGAAGGTAGGTGAAATAGATAGTAGTGCGCTGGGCGATGTACGCGCTTTCAATGCGGCCATAGCCTTGCTCAACATACACATGCACCCTGAGCAGATCAAAGGAGTACACAGGCTTATGAGAACTTGGATGCAACAGATGGACGCGGCCAAGCACACAGCACATGCACCTAACCGCATGGGTTGGACAAAGGAAGATAAGAAAATTGGTTTCGCCCTGTCCAAGAAGATTATATGGGATGATGGGAAGGAGACTGGCAATCCCCTACCATCACCTGAACTACTCAGGTACTACACAGCTACAGGGAAACTTGATCCGTGGAAGAAAGCTGCCAAACTAATCACCGGACACCACAACATAGAACTACAGATCGCACTCGCCACTGCATTTGCTTCACCACTTATGCACATGGCTGATACACACGGCGCGGTACTCGCGCTGGTGTCACAGGCTTCTGGTATCGGTAAGTCCAAAGCATTGCATACGGCCCAAGCAGTGTGGGGCAAGCCGAACCAGATTAATTCAATGGACGATACCAACAACAGTATCATCCGCAAGATGGGCATCCTGAATAATCTCCCCGCCTTTTGGGATGAAGTACATATGTCCACAGATGCAAATGGTATGGACGATTTTATAGGTACGGTATTTCGTCTTGCACAGGGTAAGGAAAAGGCTAGGCTCAATTCCAACTCCACCTTCCAGAACTCAGGTGATTGGTCAACCATAGTTACCGTGGTATCCAATGATAGTGTCCACGATCACTTACGGTTACATCGGGGTGGCACTGATGCCCCGCTTATGCGTGTACTGGAAATAGAAATCACCAAGTCCAAGGCGTCCAATGGTGACATGGCCAATGCGCTCGACACATTTGGTAGGCTTGATGAGAACTATGGCGTTGCCGGTGAGGAGTACGTCAAATTCATCACACGTAATTACGCTGCCCTGCGTAGTGCAGTGATAAAGACCGTGGCGCATATCTCTCAGATGAAGGATATGGATCAGGCTGAACGTATGCGTATCGCCCTTATTGCATCCATCATTGTTGGTGCTAAGGCCGCTAACTCTGCCGGGCTTACTGACTTTAATATCCCCGCCATGCAGCAGCGTATGCTTAAAGAGATTCGCCCCATGCTCGATAATGCTGGTAAGGTCTTGAGGAAATCAGCCAGTGTCAATGACCGGGTATCGATATACATGGATGAGTTCGCGGAGTACACCAATAAGGTAGATCAGTTCGCACATCAAGGCACACGACAAAACATATCTGTCATTGACCAGCCGCGCAAACTACCTGTCAGGGTGAGCTACGCAGAGTTATCCAACACTGTCCGTGTTGATGAGACTCACTTCAAGAACTGGATCACTGCCAAGTTTGGTGGTGGCTCACGCCTAGTTGAGGAGATACTTAGTAACAAGAATAGTAGCCGGGTACGTGCTTCCCTTGGCAATGGGTTGAAGTCCGACACCGGCAAGCGCAAGCGGCTAATCGAAATACCCATGCCTTAGGCGTTATTTGAATGCCTCCAGACGATCCCTAATGGGTCGCTGATCTTTCTTCAACCGTACCCCACCCTCGGTTTCGATCTGGCCTCGTACCCGCGCCTTGCGTGAGCTGGCTAGGTCGGAACCCGATATGTTGTATGCCACCCATAGATCATCCGCCAAGCCATCATTGTAGGCATCGATCTGTGCGCGTACATCGTCCTCCCGGTTCGTGTCGAACGCCCGATTAAACTGATTCATCAGCTTGCGGCGTTTGTTCTCCATCTTAATCGTCAGGTTCTTAGCGACTGCACGCTTCTCATAGGTTTCTGCTTCTGTCGTTGTGCCAAACCCGAACGCCTTTATCGCCAGTTCCAGTGGGGAAAATTCCTCAGGACTAATTATAGGGTTGCCCTTGAAGTCGGTCATGCCCTCAGTTGCGTACCGTAATGCACGCGACAAGTCCCGCAGTCCCTTAGGCGCTGCATATTCCAGGGTCTTACCTATCCCACCACCCTGTTGATGATGTGCTACCGCCCGAGACAGTCCGTCAGTGGCACCGAAAACTGGGCCGACTATGGATTTCTCCAAGGAGCGCATCGTAGTATCCCATGCGTTATCCCCCTGCTGAACCATAACCATCATGTTGTTAAGGCCGACACGGTTAGCCATGTCCACACCTACTAAGCGGGGCAGTCCGTGTGTCACGACCTCGGCTACCTTCTTGCTGCCGGTAATGTCATACACTAGGTTACGGATGGCCAGCTCAGGGTTATCCAAGAAGCTGTCCTCATCGTCATCATCACCGAACATTAAGTCGACCAGACCAATAGCTGCCTTGATAGGCTCCATGAGTAGACTACCTGCTGCCCCTGCAAACGCTCCATGCATCAGGAAGAACATCTTAAGAGTCCTAGCGGCTTCCTTTCTCTCTACCTTACTGTCTCCGGTCAGTCTCCTCACGTTACCTATTACCAGTGAGTACACTCCCAGTGGGTGAATCTTAAACATGGTCATGATCTTTGCAAGATCGTTGGCCTTGAATATCCGTGGCCTGTTGGCCATCGTATAGTCGAACTGAGTTTTGACAACAGCCTTGTGAACTACGTCTGCTATCTGGTCAGCGGGTGTACCATCTGCTGCCGCAAGATCATAAGCAGCAAGAGCTGTAGTGATACGGTTCATAATCTCTACGGTGTATGGCAAGGTGCGGCCAATCTCAATCAGCCCATCGAGTCCCTTGCCCACAACATTATCCTTAGACTTGGCTGCCTCACTAATCTCAAGTGAAAACGTAGCGTCCAGTATGCCTCTGTCCATCAATTCCCTTAGGACTTTAGCGGCCCCTGGGTCAGTGCGCTCAACAGTTTGGATTACATCATCCGTCAGCGTGTTCATATCGATGGGCTTCCCGGCCAACTTCACCAGCCCCACCTTGTTTCTTTTCAGTGACCCGTAAATATCCCCCCACACTGTTTTATATGCTTTCGCCAGTGCAGCGGTTGCCTTCGTGCCACCGTGCTTACCACTCAGGTACGGTATTGTCATGAGTAGTGGCTGTGTTGCGTTGACGGCACTGTACGATAGGGAGAACAGGTATCCTAAGAACCCAGCCTTGGCAGCTAACTGGGCCATCTTACCACTCTCTGTATCCATGTTATGACGTTTCTGAATCTCGTTCGCTACGTTACCCACCCGTATGCTCACATCATCCCCACGTTTCTTCCGTGCAGATTCCTTCGCGGCTCCCATCACTGCGTTAAAACTCTTGTCCACCTGAGTCCGGTACTTCAACCGGGCAATATGTTTCCCGGCTGACTGTGCATAATTTGCGAACACCCGGCGTGCGTTTATATCAGCACCGTGTATGTTCTGACGTTTCAACAGGCGTTTCTGCATAGAAGTTTCCGGCAGCATGGTAATCAATGCCTCACGTAGTGCCTTCTTACTACGCTCTGCACCCGGCCCCTTCAACTTGCTGTTAGCTACAGCGAGTATTTGTCCTGCCGCACTATCCTTACCAAACTGCATTTCTGTTTTCTTATGCACACTACCAACATCAAACCCCTCACTCTCAAGCCGGGAGGCTTCCTTCTGAGCATCGAGCCTGCTTTCATTTGTCTGGAATCCAGTTTCAGTCAAGTCGAATGACCATGTTCCATCTGCTTCCTTTCTATAATTCCCTGTCTTAGAACCAGCAGAATCAGAACGAGCTTGTCGAGCAGCATCTTCCGCCGACTTCTTGCTTGCATATCCACCATTGACCTCCACCCGTTTGTACTCAAACGCATACTCACCGAACCGCATCTGTGGGAAGTAAGGCCCGTTCGCATTCATTATGTTGTTCAGGTTCTTGAAGTTGCCCACCAACTCTTTCCAACGTGGGTGCTCAACCACAATCCGACTGCCATTAACCGTGCGTACTACATATGGTGGCACGATGGCATTCAGGTCTTGCTCTGATTTTGCTGCAATAATTTTCTGTGCTAATCCTGGGACGCCCTTGAGTCCGTGCATGTCCAGCACGTTATCAATGATGTGGGTACGCATGGTCTTGAAGGTGCTCTCGTAAAAATCCCGCGCCTTCCTGTACATCGCCAGACCACCAGAGTCGATCAGCTTTTGGCGTAGACGCCTGTGCGCTTTCTCTGCGGTCTTACTATACTTCTTACTTGACCTCGTGATCTTGTTACGTGCGTGTGTCCACGGTACTGATGCATCCACCTCAAACATAGTTGACTCAAGGATTACCTCATCCAGTGACTTAGGATCAGTACCAGACTTACCCTCCCACGATCTCCATGCTGCATCTATCGCATCAGCCTCATGAAGTAATTTCTTACCCTCCGTCTGTTCACGCTGTCTGGCACGGAAGTAATCCTTAATCGGATTGCCGGGGGTGGGCGTACCTCCTGACTCGTCCCGATACAGACCGTCGAAGTCATCCTCATATGCTGATTCAAGGTAGTCAGCAGTCATAAGCCCAAGGCCAGCACTGCCACCCTTCTCTTTAAGCGCATCAACATACTGCTTATTCTGTTTCTTGGATGGGGCATTGAACATACGCACCATCGTATCTGTAACAGCCCCCAGCTCGGCACCACCTCGTTGCTTGGCGACACGCACCAGCTCGGCGTCAGCCTTCCTATCAGCGACACGCTTCGCACGTTCGCCCTTGGACATGCGGAACTGAATCAGTCCATCCTCTCCTACGTACTCATCCTGGCCGTACATTTCAGCAGTTTCCGCCACTTCTTCGGCCTTGGATATGTACTGTGCCTCCCCAGCCATAGTCTCTGCGATACTCAGTTCGATCTCGGCTTCCGTCATCATCAATTCAGGAGCCAGTGCCAGCACTGAACTTAGGACGTTAGGATCACTGGTGAGACCAAGCCCAAGAAGGTTACGAACTGTCTCTACGAACTTAGTCCATGCAGATTTACCCTCTCCTACGGGGATACTGGCCAGCAACTCTTGGAAACTACTGTTGCTTAGTGCCTCTGCTACGAACTCATCCACGTTGGTGAATCCATAAAGCCCCTGCTGCACCTCGTCTACGTGTCCACGAGCCAGCTTGAACAACTTGTTCATGTCCCGGCCAGCCTTGTTGTCAGTACGTAGTCCCTCACTGACAGCAGCATGTACCAGCTCATGCACCAGCACTGATACGCTCTGGCGGGTATCGGCAAGGTTCTCATTCAGGAGAATGCGACGAACGATCTCTCCCTTATTATGAGCCTCAAGGCTCTTGCCCGGTGCGTATGCACCACCAGCCTCCCGGTGTCCTGTGGCGTACTCCATCATTTCATCATTGACAGAGAATACATTGATGCCATCAAGTCCGATGTTCGCATCCCGAATCTTCTCAAGGATGGGCACTAATGGATCACGGGAATCAAGTGTCTGTAACAGCGCACTGACTACTGCCGCGCCATCAGTCTGATGCTGGTCATTGAACTGCTGATCCAACATGGTAGCCGCACGGTCACGCCCGGCCTTTACATCGCCCTTGGCATTGTCTGGAATCTTATCGTACTGCTTCTGTTCGATCTGCTTATGGACAGCAGCATCGTACTGTCTCTGGATAATTTTTGGGTCGAAGAAATACTCAGTAATGCGCCCGGTCTTGTTATCCGTGGCGTTATTCGGGTCACTGATATATGTCATCTCACCAACAGATACCTGATGAGTCCTCTGCATGGCCTCAAACTCGTCGGCGTACCATGCCCACGATGCCAGCCCTACATCTTCTCCACCATGACGTAGCCCAGCAAATCCGACAGCATCCTCAGGATTAGGTGCCGCGTACACACCTCTACCGGACACGATACGGTGTGCGTTATTCGATGGTGAAGTACGTGGGGAATCAGATACAGCTTGGGCAAATCTCTTAGCGGTGCCATGATACAGGATCACCAGCTTGCGGCCAGCCTCCTTAGCCTCTGCGAGTACCATCTTCTCCCAGGCTCGGGCTTGCTTAATGACCTCGTTCATGTCACCAGTGAAGGTTTCCTGCCGGGTCGGTTCTACTTCCTTTGCAGCTTTCTTTGTGTGCTGGCTGCGGCTCTCCGTCAGATGAGGTTTGGCATCTGTGGTGCCTGCTACTTTAATGAACTGGTTTACATCCATGCCGGTGCGGTAGCCGCGCAGTGCTTGCTCCCATGTCAGGTCGCCATCTTGATATGCCTCAAAATAGTCCTGAGCCAGCACCATCTGCTCACCAGCCTTCTGCGGGTTCAGCCCACCAATGCCAGTGCCCATGCCGGGGAGTGTTACGGACTTCAGGCCGGCGTCGTCTGCTGCCTTAAGCGCAGCCATCGTAGCCAGCCCAGATATTTGTACGTCTGTCTGCCCACCAGCCTGTGACATAGTTGGTGAGACAATCAGATTCGGTATGTCAGGATCACCTGTCTTAATTACGAAGG